CCATTTGTAAGCAGATCATGGTGTCGGACAGAGATCGTCACGTTCTTGCCTTTGGTTGTGATGGTCTTGGTGGTGCGAGTGACGCACAGGGAGACGGAGTCCAAGATCCGTTGTTAATACGTTTCTCCAGTCAGGAAAACCCAATTGACTGGTATCCTGTAACAACCAACACCGCAGGAGACTTGCGGCTTGGTTCTGGTTCTACCTTTGTAAAAGCCATTGAAACAAAGCGTGAAATTCTGATATGGACTGACACTGCACTAACCTCCATGAGGTTTATCGGACCTCCCTTTACCTTTGGTCTACAGCAGCTTGCATCCAACATAACTATCGCCGGACCAAACGCCGCTGTTGCCACGGAAGACTTTGTGTTCTGGATGGGTGACGATAACTTTTACGTCTATGCTGGTCAGACAGCGCAGCTACCATGCACTGTCAAGGACAAAGTATTCAATGATATCAATCTGGAACAGAGTGACAAGATATACGGTGGGGTAAACTCTGAGTTCAGTGAGGTGTTCTGGTTTTACCCGGCATCTGGATCAACGGAGAATGACCGCTATGTGGTGTACAACTACCTAGAAAAGCTATGGTATTTCGGTACGTTAGCAAGAAGTGCGTGGTTGGATCGCGGTACTCGGCCCTTTCCTTTGGCTACAGAGGGCGGGTATGTATACAACCAAGAGTTTGGGCATGACGACGATGGCAACGCAATGACATCATACATAGAGTCAGCCGTGATGGACATAGGAGATGGGGATCACTTTACTTATGTCAGAAGGGTCATACCGGATCTAAGTTTCTCTGGTTCTACTGCTATATCTACCCCGCAAGCCACGTTCACAATTAAGTCAAGAGATTTCCCGGGTGAGGATTTTGGTAATACAGCGGCATCCACAACAACTAGAACACAGACTAGTCCTGTTGAAGAGTACACAAAACAGTTGTATGTCCGTGCTCGTGGTCGATCTTTTGCGTTAAGGGTTGAGTCAACTGCACTTGGTGCTAAGTGGCGGCTTGGCAGTCCTAGAGTTGACTTACGTCAGGATGGGAGGCGCTAGTGTCTAGCAATCAAACGCCACCACCAAGACTGCCGGAAGCTCCGCAAGAGTATAGCGTTGGCTACATGTCTGACCTTGTTCGAGCACTGGAGATATTTATTGAGCAGGAACGTAACCCGGGTGATATACGGGCATCGACTATAACAATAACAGACTTGCCCACAAGCGCCACTGGACTTGAGACGGGGACGCTGTATAATGATTCCGGTACTGTAAAGGTAGCATAATGGCAATATTTGGTGATCTTGGAAAAGCATTAGGACTAGGCAGTGCAAAAGAAGTGCTGCCTTTGATTGGTGCGGCTGCTGGTTTTTACTTTGCTCCGGCTTTAGGCATGTCCGGCGCAATGGGTTCAGCCCTTGGTTCGGGTGTGGGTAGCCTAGCTGGGGGTAGATCGGTCAACGATGCCCTGACCAATGCCGCTCTTTCATATGGTGTAACCTCCTTCTTGTCCCCCTCTGTTACGAGCAAGCTGCAAATGGGCGGTGGTGCAGGGTCACCTCCTAGTTTCTTACAGAGCAAGCTGTATGGTATAGAATCTGTCAAACCTTCGATGTTAACCGGAAACTTTAACGAAGGAATGACCACTGGGACTGGGGAAAGCAGCGGGATAGGGGGCTTCTTTGACGATTTTACAATGAGAGATGCTTCTCTTGCAGCTAGTCTAGGAGGGGCTGCGCTACAAGCACTTGACAAACCTGAAGAAGGAACACCTCAAGCCGATCCAGTGGGTGGAACTCTAGTTGAAAAAGTATACGGGCCGTTAACAGACAAAGAATATGACATCACTAACCCGATAGAAATGGCAGAGTACAACAAAGAAGTAGATAAGATGTACGATGATGACTTTGAGTATGAGGTTCCAGAGCCTGTCAATGCAGCGCATGGCGGAGCTATGTACGCACACGATAAAATGGGGTATGATACCCCGATAACGGGTGAAGTTAGCGGTCCCGGCACTGGTACATCTGATTCCGTGCCTGCTAGATTGTCAGATGGAGAATTTGTTTTGACGGCGAAAGCTGTTCGTGGGGCAGGTGGCGGAGACAGAGATATGGGTGCCGCTAGATTATACGACATGATGTCTGAGTTGGAGGCTACAGCGTAATGGCAACACAAACACAAGAAGTTACCCAACGGTTAGCCCCGTTTCAGGAAGAGTTTTTAAAGAAAATCTTTGATGATGCTACCGCTCTTGGTAGCACAAAAATGCCGTTTGCTCCAGAAAAGCAGTTTGGTTTATCTGCGGAGCAAAAACAAGCGCAACAAATGGTTGCCCCCGGTGGAGGCGGGTTGGGAGCCTACCTGCCTTTCTTGCAACAAGCTCAAGGAGCGATGACGCAGGCAGGAGCTTTTGCACAGCCGGGAGCAGCACAACAGTTTATGAACCCCTATGAGCAGGCTGTTGTTGATCAAACGATGGCTGACATTCAAAGGGCTGGACAGCAGCAGCAAAATCAACTTAGTGCTCAAGCGGCACAAGCAGGAGCTTTTGGTGGATCACGTTTTGCTGTCGGTCAAGCAGCACTTGGCGAAGCTAACTTACAAGAACAATCCAGAGCAGCAGCTAATCTCAGGCAGCAGGGCTACGCACAGGCGCAGCAGGCGGCGCAAAATGCAGCACAACTACAAGCACAACAGGCCGGTATGTACGGGCAGCTAGGTGGTCAGGCGCAGCAGATGGGTGTGCAGGACATAAATACTTTGCTTGGAATTGGTGGACTAACACAGCAGATGGGTCAGCAAGGGCTGGATCTTGCTAGAAGAAATGCGCTACAAAAAGCATCAGAACCCTTCCAAAAACTTGGTTTCTTGTCAGACTTATTCCGTGGTGTTCCATCCGCGCAACAAACTACAACACAAACAGCGCCCTCTCCTAGTATTGGGTCACAGCTTATGGGTCTGGGTATTGCAGGTCTTGGCGCTTATGGTCAGTTTGGGAGTTAGTAATGGCTATAACTAGTTTAGGAAACAGATTAAAAGACTATCAGGAAAGTGCTGTATTAAAGCGCCCTGCTTTTCGCAACAGAAGTATGGACGCGGCGGACGCTCGTGCCCCGCTCGGAGTTCTGGCTTCCAGCCCTGAGTTAATCAACGCAGTAGTTCAAAATCAAATGCCGTCTCCTGTAATTAACACAGGCTTTATGGGTTTTGATCAGCAACCAGATGCAGGTGCTGTTGATCCAAATGTTGGAAAACGTGGTGATAGAAGAAGAAGAAGAGAAGAAACTGTTACAACAGATAGCACTGTCGAGAATCCTGTAGTAAAACCTAAAACGGCTATGCCAAAGCGCAAGCCATCGGAGACAGTTACACAGCCATTACCTAAGAGTAAGTCTGACACGGCTCCTAAACCTAAAAAGTCAACTAAGAGTAAGTCTGACACGGCTCTTGAAAACTTCACAGACAGGTTGTCCGAATTACGAGGAACTAAAACTCCGAAGACAAAGAAAGACAGGTTGAAGGAGGCCAAAGAGTTTTTGAAAGAAGCTGGTGTGTCGGATGTAGATGACATCAGAACCTCCAAGGACTTCATGCTGATGACTTTAGGTCTTAACATTGCAGCAGGACAGTCAGGTGATTTTCTTACAAACGTAGCAACTGGAGCTAAAGAAACTCTTGGTACGTTTGGTGAGCTAAAAGCCAAGGAGAAAGAAGCAGAACGTGCCGTTAATCTAGCTGCCGCTGAAATGGCTAAAGCAGATTACGACGCAGCTATTGCTCGTGGTGCAAAGCTGGACGAAGCAGAACTAGCAATGCTGACTAAACAATACGAAGCAAGTCTTGGTCCAGATGATTTACAAACAGCTAGAGTCGTGGCAGAAGAAAACGGCATATCTGTCCTCGACGCGCTCAAACAAATAAAAGGTTCCAAGAGTCAAACAGCTAGTTCCATAATTCTAGCCTCAATTCAAAAAGATTTTCCTAATATTAAAGGATATTTTCTGCGGCAGCTTAACACCGCAGGTGGTCTAAAATATATAGGTGAGAATTTTACTGAAGCAGCTATTGCTGACGGGCTGGGTGTAGATATAAACACGCCGGAAGGTAAAAGAGAAGTTGATGTGTTTATGGGTATAGCTAGAAACGCTCCTCCAGCATCGTTAGATAGAATAGAAGTTCCTGACGGTGAGCAGAGTGACAGCGGCAGCAGCGGCGACGGAATTAAAATAGAACCAATGTAGGGGGCAAAATGCCTGATTATAAGGTAACACTCCCCGACGGACGATCATTCAAAGTCACCGCTCCAGAGGGAACCTCTATGGATCAGATTCGTGCTAAGATACGAGCACAGTTTGGTGACACTGGAGCTACGCCTGAAGCCAGCGTCGAAGGCGAGAGCGAAGGAACACTACAGGAAATCGGTGAAGGCATTGTTGGCGGCGTAATAGAGGCAGGCTCTGGTCTTCTTGAGTCCGCCGCTCTTATCCCAGATCTTGCCGCTGGCACTGATTATGCCGTTCGCGTATCCGAGGCTAAAAACAAACTAAAAGATGACCTTGGTATTGATCCAACTGGTGCAGCCGGTGAAATAACTGAGGCACTTGTACAGTTCGTGGTCCCGGGTCTTGGAGCCGCTGGACTTATAGGTAAGGCTGCAAAGCTACGAAACTTCAGCAAAGCTTCCAAGACAGCTTCCCAAGTTGTTGGCGCGGGTGTGACGGATGCTCTTGTAGCGAGTGACGGCACAACAACTATCGGTGACTTCTTCGAGGGTGGTCCCACGATGAGCTCCGAAAATATTGGGGAGACTGGTAGAGAAGAAGCAGCGCGAAGAATTGGTAACAAGTTAAAGATAGGGTTGGAAGCTGCTGGCGCAACGGCTGCTGCCGGACCAGTGTTTAAAGCTCTAGGAATTGCTGGTCAAGGTGCGGTTAAAGGGACTAGAGCAGTCTCTGATGTTACAGGGTTCTCTACGTTAGCAGCGCGAACTGGCGAAACAATAGCTGACTCGACTCAAAAAATCATAGATAAGTACCCTGTGGCTGACCAGCTACTAGGTTTGTTTCGTTCTCGTGGCATGCTGCCGCAGCAAGCGTTTGAAGAAAAAGCAGGTCTGGTTGGTAAGGTAGAGTCACAATTAAATAAGACGGGTATAATTGTAGCTAACTTACAAAAAAACTTAGATAAAATATTTGGCACAAACAACGCCTCATTCCGCAACATTATGATTGACGGCGATTCTAATACTCAAGTCGAAGCTATGAACCTTTTGTATGGATTTTTAACAAAGGACAAAGGCTTTGTTGAAGCGGCAGCAGCCGAAGCTAGAAGGTTAGGACAGAACTTTGACCCCAACAGCGCAACAGATCTAGCAAAATTCTTACCTGACTTCATGAAATCTGACGCAATAAAAATGCGTTCGCAAATTGACTTGCTTTCAAGGTCGATATCGCGGTCTGATTTTGTTCAGGGCGGCATGATACCCGACGTTGAAAACATTGTGACAAATAACTTACAGAACTATATGCGCCGGAAGTTCGCAGCGTTTGAAGATCCCAACTGGTTCCGCAGTGACAACGAAGCATTTACCACGGCTTACGAAAACGCAGTTCAATTCTATAAGGAAAGTCCAGACATTGCAGAGGACTTATACACAAAGTTAGTGGGCCCTGTTCCAGAAAACTTTACTGTTGGTGTTGGTGTCAACCGTCGAATGAGTGACACAGCCGCAAGAGAAATGATGGATGCTTTTGTTAAGCGGTATGAAAAGCCCTCTAAGCCTATAGCGCAAGATGGAACGGTTACCCGAGCAGTTAAAGACAGACTTCGCACCTCGTTACTTACAAAAGAAAAGTTAAACGAGCCTGCTCTTCGGGCGGTGCTGGGCGAAGTTAAAGATCCAATGGAAGCTTTTGTTAGCACCGTTAACGACTTGGCAGAGTTCCGGGCTGTTGATTCATACTATCAGTATCTTGCCAATAACTTTTTGGATCAGGGCGATGAATTTATAAGTCAAGGAACATTTGATAATTTAAGTCTTGCAAAAAAGAATGAATACAGAAAGCTTGATTCCGGGGGCGGTGATCAAGACGTAGCTTTTGGAGCCCTGCAAGGATCTTATGTAAAGAAACCTATCTACAATAATCTTACTAACTTGACAATGGCACAGGGCACCGCCCTTACAAATGCAACCAGACTTACCTACGGAAACTTTCTTCGTGGTAAAGGTTTGGTGCAGTTCGCCAAGACGGTTTTGTCTCCTATCACTCAAGTCCGTAATGTAACAACTGCTAGTTTGTTTGCAGCAGCGCAAGGTAATATAGGAAGAGGAGCCAACTTAGGCGAGTCCATAGGATTAGTTGTTGACAACATATACAAGGGTGAGATTCCACGATTAGCCAAGGCTATGGGGATATCCAATGATCAGGCTCGTGGTGTTTACTTCAGGAAACTACAGGAGCTTGGGGTTGTTGGAACACAGGCGCAAGTTCGAGAGATTGATCGTCTTCTCGAAGAAGGTTTTGGTGGCAGCTTAAAGGCAGAGCTTGATGAGCTTGGAGTTTCTGTTGGCAGAGACAAGGGTGTTATACGAAGGACTTTGGGTAGGAGCAAGCTTGGACAATTCTTTGACTCAGCCGTTATAAAGCCGGGGCAGAGAATAACTAAGGGAGCAAGGGACGCATATCAGGGCGGCGATGATATATGGAAGATATATAACTTTGAGTTTGAACGTAACAAACTTATATCTGCTCTTGGTTCTGAAACAGATGCTCTAAGGTACGCAACAGACATGGGTTTTAGAAGCGTTGATGAGTACGCGGCAGACATTGTTAAAAACGTAGTGCCCAACTATGAGCGTGTTCCAGAAGCAATTAAGCTTTTACGAAAAGCACCACTTGGTAACTTCATAGCGTTTCCTGCTGAAATCATTCGTACCAGCGCGAACACACTAAGGTACGCTGTTAAAGAACTCCAATCATCAAATTCTAAAGTCCGTGATATTGGTATGCGTAGACTTATGGGATTCACTGCGACGACTGCCGTTGCTGCGCCAGCAGCGCAAGGTCTTGGCATGTATTTAGGTGGTGTTGCTCAAGAACAAATGGATGCTCTGCAAAGAAGAGTTGCCCCTTGGAGCAGAAACTCCACTCTTATCCCGACATCTGTTAAAAAGGGCAAAGACGGCAAGAACTATGTAACAGGGTACGTCGATTACAGTTACCTTAACCCATATGACTACTGGCAGCGTCCTGCTCGTGCAATTCTAAACGCGGTCAACAAGGGCGAGATAGATAAGCTGGACGCAGACAAAGTGGTTTTGGATGCTGGTCTTGGGATCATCGACGAGATGACAAAACCTTTTCTTACTGAGGAATCCATTTTAGCAGAACGTATAGCGGACATAGCTATACGGGGCGGGGTAACAAGAACAGGAGCTAAAGTATATAACGACGGTTCTGGAGAGTTTGGTGTGGACGATAGCGGCACCATCCTCTTAAAAAGTTTTTCTCACATTTTTGACGCATTCAACCCGGGTGCGGTTGAACAGGTTGTCGGTGGCATAGGACCTAAACCAGAGTTGGGTGGACAGGTTGGGTATAACCCAAGTAGATTAATGACTGCGTTGACTGCTCCTGATGGCAAAGATCCTCGTGGTAACGTAAGGCAGTTTGAGGAAGAGATCGCAGCCTTTATCACAGGTATTAGAGAGCAAAAGATAGACGCAGAAAAAGTGGTCAAGTATGGTGCTGCTCAGTACGGAACTGCTGTCCGGGGAGCATCGCAAATATTTAATCGTGCGGCTAAAATAGAATCTCGCATGGACCCAAACAATATTATTGATGCATATGCAAAATCGAATGAGGTGTTGTATACTCTTCAAAATGACATGTTTAGGTTGGTTAAAGATATGCGCCAACTTGGTATGGAAGACAGGGATATTCGTAGAGCCTTGAATAGATACAAGGTAGGTAACGCGAATAGAATAATGAAAGGTGAATTTAGTCCACAAAACGTATCTGATCAGGTAAAAAGCGCGGCTATAAAAACGCAAAGAAAACTTGGAGGAGAGTTCCCGATAAGGGAGATAAACGCAATACGCAAAAGCTTGCTTCGTAGAAAACTAACTGGTGAACCTATAGAAATAGAAAGACCAGAAATAGTTGACGAGTTAAGTAGTGCCACGGTCCCCGAACCACGGACCTTGAATACAGCGCAAGCACCAGAACAACCAGTTGCCGCAGCTACGGCTCCTCCTGTAGCAGCGCAAGCGGGAATCGCTTCAGCCCCTTTGGCGATTCCCGCAACAAATCAATTGGCTAATGTAAACCCAATCACGCTTCCTGATCCAAGAGATCAGATGTTAGCACAGAGATTAAGAGGTGTAGGATGAACAAAGATCAATTAAGACAAGAGCTTGCAGACGACGAGGGCTGCAAGTATGAGATATATTTAGACCATCTAAATCTGCCAACTTTCGGAATTGGGCACCTCATTACCGAGTCCGACCCAGAGTTTGGTGAACCTATTGGTACGGAGGTATCCGAGGAGCGAGTGCGTAAAGCATTCAACTTGGATGTGGCTGTAACCATCGACGAATGCAAAGTATTGTACGATGACTTCGATGATCTGCCCGAAGAGGCACAATTAGTCATTTGCAATATGATGTTTAACATGGGTCGGCCTCGCCTATCCAAGTTCAAAGGCATGAAGGCTGGAGTTGATGCCCGGGACTGGAATAAGGCCGCAGACGAGATGGTCGATTCGAGGTGGCATGATCAGGTTCCGAACCGGGCCAAGCGTTTGGTTAAGCGGATTCGTGATCTAGCTTAGTAACAATGGCTACGAAGCTAAACGAAAACACAGAGGTCGCTCTACCCCTACGCAACATCATAAGTATGGTGGCTGCGGCAAGCGTAGCGACATGGGCATATTTTGGTATCATAGAACGACTTAACCAGATAGAAACAAACATTACCATGATGGAGGCTGACTTAGGTCAAAACACCGAGTTCCGCATCAAGTGGCCCCGAGGCGAAATGGGGTCACTGCCAGCCGATTCGGAACAGTTTATGCTGATAGAGCATCTGTCGAACCAGTTGGATGATTTGTCTACACTAATAGACGAGGGTCGTGCGCCATACGATCAGCAACAGAAGTTAACCCTAGAGTTTTACGAAAAGAGACTTAGTGCGTTAGAAGAAAATTTAGAGAAGATGCGTAATGGAAGTCATTAAAACCATAACTCTTATACTATATATGGGCGGTGATGTGGCTGAACACACCGCCTACGAAAAGATATCCAAGTGTCTTAAAGCAAAGCGCACCATTGAAAGAAATCTATATAAGAAAAGCCAGTCCGTCAGGTACTCATGCGAAAACAAGACCGTTGAGGTATCAAAAAATGCGGATGGCACTAGCTATATTGTAAAAATAATAGAGTAAAACTAACCAAAAACTAACCCCAGCATAAAACTAAGGAACCAGAGGCTAATCAATAGCATTGCTAAGTCACTGTGTTTACTATATAAAAACATCGATTCTCGTGGAGCTCGTGATTAATGAACGTACCAGTATACCCTCAAGTGCCTGAGAATCGCTGTCCGAGGTGTCAATCACCTCTAAAAGTGATCCAAGTGCATGGTCATGGGCAATGTGCTTACTGTAAAGCAGTGATCGACGACTGTTGTCAGGGTGAGACATGTTCAGTTACGTCTTCAACCCAGAAACCCTATCGCACCTAGCCCCGGAAACAACTAACTCTTTAAATTCTGGGTCAGACATAAGTTCAATCGTCATTTCTGCTGCTCTGTCGTTACATTGACCAATGGTTTCATACGGTCCTCGCGTGTCCTCGAATACTTTACAATCCGATGTATTGGTAACTAAACACACTAATATCATTGCCTCAAACATTTTACCTCATTCCACCTCGCCCCAGTTGTTTACCAAAGCCATGTCAACTTCAAACGGCACGTTTAACTTTGGTATGCAGTTTTCCATAATGTCTACAATTCTATTTGCTTGATCTTTAGACTTTATGCTGAAACACAATTCATCATGCACTGTTAACATAGGTATCAAACCTTCCTTGTAACAGTCAACCATTGCTTTCTTGGTCTGATCCGCACTTGAACCCTGAATTAATTTATTCAACGCCTTGTATGTAAAAGCCCGTCGTATCCTTCCCTTGCCACCATATTCTTTTAGAGCCTCTTCTATTTTTAGAGCTTTGCTGTACCCAAAGGATATGGGCTCCCACATATCAAACCTACACTTACGTCCTAACCATGTCCTTATGGATCCAGAAGTAGACGCTGTTTCAGCAGCTAAGTCGGCTATCCCTTTAACGAAGGGTACGTTCTCGTGGTACTGAGCCAACAAAGCTTTGGCCTGCTCCTCGTCGATGCCCATAACACCAGCGAGTTTCTTGCGGCCCATGCCGTACATAATACCAAGGTTCACGGTCTTTGCTTCCTTGCGAGTAATACTTGCTAAATCCGCTACCATCTGATGAAAGTCAGCGTTGCCCTTCTGATACATTTCAACTACATTGTCAATCTGGGGATGACGATGGACCCCGGACAATTGAGCACAGTAATGCGCCAACCAACGAGGTTCTTGAGAAGCATAGTCGAAGCTACCCCACTTTGTTCCTTCCTCTGGTAGGAATAACCCACGGATCAAAGACTTAATCTCTGGATCTCTCGCCGGGATTTGCTGTAGGTTCGGGTTACTGGAAGAAAATCTACCCGTAACCGTGCCGCCCTCGTCAGAACGAAGAGGATTAAAGTCACAATGAATACGACCATTACACGAATGTTCAAGTATTGTTTCAATAAAGGTAGTATTTGCCTTGTTAAATTCACGCAATTTCACAATCTTCTGTGCAATTGGGTGCGTGTGGTTCACAAGAAATTGTTTTGTAAAGGAAGGAGCATTAGAATTTTCTGTCCTATGGTATTTAAGCCCAAGGGCATCGAACGCCTTTGCTATAGATGCAGCCTCCCAAGGAGAAACTGCGACCCCAGTCTCTTCCTTTATCTCTTTAAGTAAATTATCCTCTCGTTTCTTTAAATCTTTCTTGACTAATTCGGCTTTGTCTATATCTACCCTAACGCCCTTGGTCTTCATGTCTAACAGGCACGGCAGGAGACTGGATTCTAACTCAAAAATGCTTGAAACTTTTTCCTGCACAATGTCTGTGCGAAGCCTGTCCCACAGGCGCAGGGTTACCGCAGCATCTTGCTCCGCATATCTTCCAACAAAGTTAGCATGCAACTGCCACATACCAGACTTCGGATTAACACCGTGCATTTCGGCGGCGGAACGAAGCATCTTTTCGTTCTTCCACTCGCCAAGATACTCACCAGCTAACGAGTTCAAGTTATAAAACCTGCGGTTCTCGTTCAGTAGTGGCGCTGCAATCATTGTGTCAATAATTTTACCCTGCACTTCAATACCAGCCCACCTCAACCAGCCCAGATCATACATTGCATTGTGCATAACCTTCTCTATATGCGGTGTCTCAAGCTGTTTCTTTAACCAGTTGATGACAGTTTTTTCTGGCATATTCCCACCAGCCTCGTGGCGTATAGGAAAGTAACCAACGAAGTCACCTGCCGCTACAGCAAAGCCAATGACGTAGCCATCATTCCTGCACCATCCCGGTCCCAAAGTGGTTAGGTTTGGATCTCTGGTTTCCAAGTCAATCGCTATGCGCTCACAGTTTGTAAGGTCAGGGAGCGACGACGGTGGTGCCCACTCTTCTTCTTCATCAAATAAATCAGTCTTCATTTATCCGCTCCAAAGCATCTATGGGGTGTTGTGTCCACACAAATATAGGTGTCCCTTTACCTACATAAGCACCGGATACGTTAAACGAGAAGTATTCTACTGCGTCCTCGTGAGTCATGTCGTGTTCTTCTACAAGGATCTCAATACATTTCGCAGCATCATATGCCAAGACGTTATCGTCCCCGCATCTTTCAGCTATACCTATTATAGCATTATCAAAGCCATCAGCAATCATCGCAGTCATTTACAATTTCTCCTCCAAGTGCGGCATAACCTATGATATCTACCCATGAGTCATCCTTTGTTGAATCTTCAGCCAACCGTGCCAACTTTAGTCCAATCATACAAGCGACTACCTGCTCTGGTGTTACACACCTACCGAGCACAACGCTCCATATGGTTGCTATACGCTCGTGGTTGAACTTAGCTGGTCCATACTCCTTGGCCCTCGGACCATTGATTAGCTCTTCTGCCTTGTTCAAAAAATCTTCGCGTGTTTTCATAGTGCAAATCCATAGTGTGATTGTGACTCAATAATATGTAATGATTTTTTAGCACGAGTTAGCCCCACATAAAACGTCCGTATCTCGGAGTCCTGATCCATGCTTTCAACACATGCCCTAGAGGAGTCTAACAGTAGAGCGACGTTATCCGCCTCGCCACCTTTTGCTTTGTGAATCGTCGATATCTTGATCCTCGGGGTCCCAGTCAAAATAGACTCGCCCATACGACGTACTGATGTAATGTATATTCGTTCCTTCTCGCTGACTTTCAGAACTTCGTACCACGGTGTCTCCTTGGTCACAGACGGAGACAACAGGTCTTGAATATCTGTTAGCGTGTAAGTTTGTTCGGTGTCTAAACTTGCGAGTTTTTTCCTGCCACCTCTGACGGTAGCATCTGTAAGTATTAATGTAGATAGCTTCTTCAATTCCTGTGCAGACAGTGGTTGATCCTTGCATAGTTTTAGCCATACCTCGATTCCGGTTAGAACATTAGGGGAAATGGACCAGCCGGAACCTTCACGCCAAAACAGGTATCCTTGCTCTTTAATTGTGGTTGCAATCTTGTTAGCAATGAAATTGGTACGGGCTAAAATTAGCCACTCTCCGGCTGTTAAGTCCACATCTAGGATATCACGATGCCAGACCACAGTGCCAGTTTCATCTTTAGGTTTCCAAACTTTTTGCTGTCTTGTACGAAGCTGTTTTACAAGAGAATCCGCGACATTATACACAGACTTGGGGAGTCTATACGACTTGTCTAATACAATCTTATTTTCGGATGCCCTCAAAAAATCTCCTACGTTTACACCCATCCAAGAGTAGATGCATTGATCGTCATCGCCAGCAAAATATATGCGCTTTGCCTTGGGTTTAATTATATCGTGAACCATCTCCCACTGTAGCGGGACGAGGTCTTGCGCTTCGTCTACAATAAGCACATCAAGATCAGGGCTATGCCCTTGGACTATGAAGTCCTCAATCATGTCCACAAAGTCTACCTTATTTGTTTCTTTCTTGTAGTCTTTGATAACCTGATCCACCACCTTTAGCTGCTGGAAATGTAACCTTCTGTCGTTGGTTATTCGGAACTGCTCCCCCAACGTCCTACCAGTAACCCTAGCCATCTGTATCATTGATAGGTAAGCATCACCGCTTTTGCCTGCGGTAAACAACACACCGTCCTGCATCGTTAGAGAGGCGTTTGAAGAAAACTCTAACCCTATAAGATCTGCTATTTTTGAGTAGTCAGAACCACGCAGCACACGTTCCTTGGTTAATCCAAGACAATGATACGCGAACGAATGTAAAGTCCTAAACCAAACCATTTGTCCAACATCCATGCCCAACTTTTCTGCTGCCCTTGTCCGCGCTTCTTCCGCAGCTTTACGGCTGAATGAAACAAACGCTATGGACTCTGGTCTAGTGCCACTGTCCAACTCTTTTTGTACAATGTTAATTAACTGTGTTGTCTTGCCCGTGCCCGGGGGTCCGAAGATAGTTGTTTCCATTAGAACGGCACCTCGTCACCTTGGACCCTGATCGCCGGAACAAGGACCTCTCTATTGAACGCAGGAACCCACCACACACGAAGAGGCTTACTATCCCCTTTTGTGGTCTTAAACCTTCTCTGACCATTAGCCGCCCCACCAGAGTTAAGCTCTTTCAAACGCTCTTGTATCTGTCCACGACTGTATGTCTCAAACTTGTTATTACGCAGGTACTTCATCAACGCTTCTATCTTGAAGTATGTCATGTTGTCCTCATCGTCGGTAAACGGTTTACCAAGTGTGATCTCTTCGGCTGACTGAGCCTGCACCCTGCCATCGCAAAATCCTTCAAGAAGATCCATGAACTGACCCTTGTATGTAAGTTCTTCGGGGACCTCAATCTCGCTCATGTCTTCCATCATTACGGAAACAATTTGCTGCCACACATCCATCTTCATCAGCGGTGGCATCTTACGGATCTGTTCCATGCAAGCTTTTTGAAATCTTTGTGGTGTCTGTAAGTCATCAGTTGTTAGCTCAACACGATGTCCAGCTACATCACAAAACCAAACAGGTGGTTCCGACTTAACTACACATAACCCCGACACATCCATGTTCGCCGCATGACTGCCGATACCAAACTTTCTTGTCTTGCAAAGTGTCTTGTTGCAAAAACTTTTAAGTGGCTCCTGATCACACGGGAATCCGTACTCTTTCTTCTCATGCTGGTTCTGGATCGTAACGATCTCCGACGCTGGCAAGGAAGGAGTGCAGTGCTTGTTGTTAATTTCTTCTAGTCTGGCTTTCCAGTTTTCGGGCTGCTCTTTCTTACAGCCCACGGCTGCTGCAAACATCACTGTGTTGCGTGTGCCTTCGGGAATCCCCTGTCCGAACATGCAGCCCAGACAGGGGGCCCAATCCTTGAACTCGTCAACCTGTTTACCAAATGTCAAACCAACAAATTCATCTGGTGATACAGCCCTCGCGTCAACAAGGTCAAGGAATTCTTTTAACGACGCTGGCTCTCCGTCTTCCCTAATCGCGTAGCGGAGAGTTTGTTCCGCATCAAAGTACGGCAGGTTAATAAAGTTCCCCACATCGCCACGCTCGACGAGAACTTGTTCTTGCTTTGGGAATACCTCGCAACCACCGTATCCAAGATACGATGATATTTCTGAAGCTTTGTCACGGAACTCTCCTGCATTGATGTACTCTTTGAAGAAGAAAAATATATGCGCCCCACCAGACTTTGAACGACATACCACTGAAGGTATTTTTAAGTCGCGCAACTTTTTGTCCAGCGCAGCAACGTCCAGCGGGTATTGATCGATATCCAACGCACCGAACTTGCAGTTATTGTCTTCGTTAATCGGGATAGAGCCAACACCATTGGTGCCATTAAGATGCTCCTGAATTAGCTCTTCCGTTAGTGGTTTGCGAACGATGAATGACTTAGCTTTCTGTTTGCCAGCCCTTCTTTCATTCGATATTTGTGTCTGTCCATGCGCCGCGCTGAATCCTTCAAACGCAGCCATGAACCTTTTTAAATAGGTCATGGTTTGCCCCTAGTTGGTTTGGGGTGGCGTAAGGGAGGAAACACCACCCCAAGAGGTTTAAAACGGTACGTCTACTCCTTCTTCTGCTTGTTTCTCTCCAGTACCCGTCTTAATATCACCAGCCTTGAAGGACTCGTACATTTCTTGAGCCTCCTTCTGCGCTGCTACAGGAACGTCGTTTAACTCCATCTTGGATACCGCGAAGTTGAACCACGATCCCTTGTCGTTACTCTCCTGCACAGTGGTTAACTTCCACGGAACTGCCCACATAGGTGGATTAAACAATCCCTTCTCTGGGTGCATTATCTTTAGCCCAGCCATTTTAGTATTCCACTGCTTGGCAATCTTCATCTGTGTCTTCTTCATGTCACAGATCATCTGTGTGGTAGCACCATCCTTGTCTACCCCAAGCACTAGGAACTGTGCCACGCGAACGAGCTCGTTGCCGGAGGGCAGCATTTCATTCGCACCTACACGTTCAGTCTTTCTAATATCAGGATGACCAGCTTCTAGCTCACCCATGAAACCACCACCTGCTTCACGAAGTTGGAACTCCAGAAACTTTGTAGTGTACGCACACACCAAAACGGTAAGACCAGTGTCTGCTTCCCAATACTGACCAGTTACCGTATTGAAAATATCTCCTGCCGACGCACCCTTTATAAACTTAGGGTCTGTCTTCAAAAGTTGTGGTGACAAGGGTTGTAAGATCCGTAGAAA